CGGAAGAACCTTATTCTTACTTGTCCATGTCCCTCCTGCCATCTTATCCCTCTCCTTTCCATGCTTTATCCAGTGCCGCTTTTGCTCCGGCTATGGTGTAAGCCGGTTCTTTAAGCACAGCCCTGGCAAAATACTGCTGATAGCCGGATAACTGCCGGCTAATCAGGAGTTTATCTGTCGGATACATTTTCTCCGGCTTTACTTCCTGTTTCTGCGCTAATGGTGTAGCGTCATTTTTCTTTGACATAAAAATTGCCCTCCATCATTTTCATAAGAACATTAACTTCTGGAAGAGTTACTCGTTGTTTGATATGAAACTGGTAATGCAGTTCTTCATCCTCGCTCTTCCACTGCCGTTCAAAGGTACGAATCCAGACACCTTCATCCGGTTCTGCTGCTTCACCCTCTTTGCTCTCTCTGCTGTTTTCTGCTATCTCGCCGCTTCCATCTTCATTCCATTTATCCGAATACGGAAACAGTTCCAACACTTCATCCAGATATTCTGCAATAGCGAGGACTTCTGCATTACCATTAACCATGTTCCTCTGCTGTACAAACACAATATCAATACCCAGATCACGTATAAATCGTCTGCCTGGCTGGCCTTCGATAGTTGAGGGCATAAAGAAAATAAAAAAACAGGGAAAATCGGTTCCCTGCTGGTTTGGGCTGAAATATACGGGATGCTGCGGGTATTTTTCCTTTAATACAGCCGCCAGGCTGTTCAGTATATTCTCTAAGGCAAAAATCATCGAAACGCCTCCTGTACCCGTTTATCCAGTTCTTTTCGGACAACGGAGCGATATTTCCCAATGGCTTTCTGTGTCATATACTTTCCTTCCACATAGGTTGTTTTCGTTCCGACTATGATTCCACCTTTATTATCAGGGTCCTCTTCGATAAGACCGGAGGTTTCGTTAATAGTCAGGCCGGGGACGAAGTGCTTAGTTACATTGTGCCCATCGTTTACATAAGATGCGTATTGCATGGAATTGGCTAAAACAGTCATAAATGTCTTACCTCCAGATAAAGCACCCCCCATAGGATTTGTAACACTGTCTGCTTCCCATTGCTGTGCCATCTGACCGCTCCTGGTATTTGTTCCCGCAATCGGTGCTCCCCCATTTGGCGGTGTGTTTTCTGTGGCTACCCGCACCGCCTCAATTGTTGCTCCCTCTGCCACTTCTTCCATAATCTTAGGAACATTCTGCCCGGCCCGGTGCAGTTCTTTCAAACGTTTTCTCATCTGGCTTCCGAAACTTGACATGCACTCACCTCCCGATAATATTGTCCTCCAAGAGTCCTACTTCCTTATGCTGCAACCCGGTAAGCACGCCGCCAACCGGGTCAAGATAAGGAACCGGATGCCCAGCAAAATACCGCTCCGGCTGGTTGGCCTGGCAGAGGTTCCCGCCCCGGACAATCAGCAATTCATCCCCTGCCCGAATATCAACCGACAAGTCACAGGCCATCTTCTCTGATGACTGCGTTCTAGCTGCTGTGCTTTTCATACTGGGGCCGTTTTTTGCCGGGCTGTAGACTCTACAGGGCACAGGAACAGGATTTACTTTTTGACGCTCCTGTGTATCCAAATTACCTTTTTTAACAGGCACTACACGGTAAATATCTACAGTATCCGTGTACCAGGTCTTAAATATCGGATTATCAAAAATCATATCGCATACATGCCTCCCATTCCAACCATCCGGGCCATCGTGCTTAGCTGACTCCCATACTGGGTAGCGTTCCAGGTTCCCCATTTCTGCGTCCCTGCATTTATTGCACTGTTATCATAACTAATTGAGGTATCCCCCATGGAAGCCGACCTGACCACACCGATTTGGTCAGCACCGCTGGCTGCCTGCGTTGCACTGTCTGAACCGGAAGAATAGGATTTAAGATAGAGAGCCGCAAAATGGGCAACATAAAGTCCCGCAGCATATCTCCACATGCTGCCCCATCGGGAAGGAAGAACACTATCATTTGCCTGCCCAATAAACTGTAACAGCATTGTTTCCGGCACAAGGCTTTCTTTTATTTCTTCTCCCTCATCCTCTGAAGGAATCGTTTTCGTAAACTGCGGAAAGTCCTGCCAGAACATCTCCGGCGTGTATTCTCCCTGCTCTCCCGGCTGCACTACATTCGCAGCAGATACCTTGGCATCCAAGAAAGACGAGGCCATAGGGCTTAATTCCCCCGGCATCCTCATTCCTGATCGCCTCCTGCCTTTTCTTCTGCCTCTGCCTTTCCTTTAGCATCCGGGCGAATATCTTTTTTTGCTGCCTTTTTTTCTGCTTTGGCCTCGGCCTGCTCTAACTGCCCGTCTTTCTTTCCCTCCGGCACGGCAATCTTCCCTCCACGGATAGCACGCTGCACCAGATTGCTCTGCGCTACATCTTCAGGGATATCACCGATAAAGTCTTTTGCAATAAAAAAAGACGATCCATCTGCCCGCCTTATCTGATAATTTCTTTTCGATACAATAAACATAAGCCCTCCTTAAATCCCATCCATATAGGTAAGTGTCTGGTCATAGAAAACCTCGACCTCGGAAACATTGCCCGCATAGGCCGTATCATAGCAGAAATTTTCGGTATTTGGACTGGTCATGGCTCTAGTAAGCGGTGCAAGTTCATCCATGGCAATATATCTTTCTTTATTGCAATACACCACCATGCGATCCACACCATCATCTCCCGCCCCCTTGCACCAGACGGTTGCCCCGATAAATAAATCCGAACCATTATGTTTTGCCACATTATTTTCCAACAGGAAGGTCAGGATTGTCTTTTCTGCCTGGTCTGTTACTTTTTTTGTGGCAATGTAATTGTACTGTTCATAAGGCATAATGATATGATTGGGAATGGCATCAAGGTCATACTCTGCCTTCTCCCAGCCTGATAAAATCGCGTCATTGACATCTGCCAGAATCTGATCAGGGGTTTTGCTCTTCCAATTTGTCTTTGGAGTTGTTTCCTCATTAGAGGATGCATCCATAACCACAACATCCGGATTATTTACCAGTCCGGTTGTGCCATACCGCAAAAATCCCACATAGGCATTTTCATCCATATGTTTATCATAGGTCATTCGCAAACCTTCGCGCAACAGGCTGTCAATGTTGCGTCCGGTCATATTTCCGCGCTGCATATCAATCCACATCACACGGGTTCCGGCGGCAATCATATGCGCTTTATAGGTTCCCTTAGAAAAGTCTGCCTGAACCATAGGGATACCATTTGCTCCGCCAGAATGAACAATGCCATCCCCTGAACCGCCGCTGATTCCATAGCCTACCTGCATTGCGGAGATAAATTCTGCCCATCCGCCGCCAACCCGAATAGGAAGGTCACGACCATAGGTAAAGCTGGTAAGCGGAGTACGAACCAGCATATCCCGTTTTTCCAGTTCTGAATTTAAAAAAGCACCTCCGGAAGCAATGCCCGCAGCATCCATGTTAAAAACCGCCGCATTTCCCCCTTGCGCTGCCGACCGTGAGGCTGTTTTTCCCAAATCAAAAGTTCCTACATTCTTAAATGCCATCTCTTCAAACCTCCTTATGCATTAAGTACTGTCAGAATACGCAGTTCCGCTACCCCATTGGCATCTGCTGCGCCTTTCCACTGCGCATTGGTTAATTCCACAGTGTTTACTTCGTCCGATGCAGCTTCAAACCCGCCAACAACTGCATTGGGTTTTGCCGCATTTGCCTTTATCCGCACATAAACCTTGCCGCCCGGTGCCGGTGTCCCTGCCTGACAGATAACATTGACACATCCGCGTTTCATCACCGGAACTGCATCTCCCGGACGATATGTGCCTTGATTCTGGTTCATGTAGTCATATGCGGACTTTACTTCCCGCACGGCTATCCCCCAAAAGTTAGAAGCCGTAGAGGATTCCTCCCAAACCTGTGCACTTCCGTTCGCTCCCATAACTACAGGTGCCCCGAAAGAAAGTTCTGATACTCCTGCAAGCGACACTGTATCCACCACCATATCCGGCTGACGGGAGTAGCTTCCTGCATATCCATGGGGCATTTTTTTACCGATAACCTGTCCTTTCATCACTTGTTCTCCTTTCTTTTATGCGGGTTCATACTATCATAGAGCGCCTGAATAGCATCATTATCCATGCTCTTTAATCCATCTCCTGCTGCTTTCTTAGCATTATTCTGGCTGGCCTGAAGGATGTAAGCAATATCGCTTTTCCCATCCTGTACCGCCACGCAGCCAAGCAGAGCGTCTGATACGGCCTTGCGCTGTGCATCATCCTTGATTGCTGCTACCACCGGACGCATGGTCTTAAGAATTCCCAGGGCAAGTGCAGCATCCATTCCGCAATTCTTATCCGATTCTTCTGCGGGCACAACGCGGGAAGCTTCTTCATCCGTAGATGTTTCACCTGGTTCTGTTTCTTTCTTCCCCTCGCTCAACTGCTCAATAGCAGCATCCAGAGAATCTTTGTTCTCCTCTTTCTCCTTCTTTGCCGCCATCCGTGCCATAATCTTTTCGGCAAGTGCATCTAAAGCAGCTTCATCATCTTTAATCTCTGCGGTCGGATTTTGTTCGCCTTTTGCATCGGCAGCCTCCTCTTTCTTTACTGCTTCCCCGGCAAAGGGTTTTGCCTCCTCATCGAAAGCTTCCGCCGCATCCATGGCTAACTGTTCGATTTCCTCCGGGCTTTTATCCTTTGCCGCCTGCCCGAAGAGTTTAAAAAATAACCCATTTTTCTTCATTGCTTTCCTTTCCGGCCTCTTGGCCTGTGCTTTACTCACTGTATCTGAATCTAAAATAGCGGCCCGTTTCCCGGCTCTTCCCCGGTCAACTACCGCTATGTGATTCCCTCTAATATTTTTCTGGCTGTAGGTGCCGTCGGCATTTTCCACATACTCACAGGTATATCCACAGGAGATTTCCCGCTTTCCGTTCTGGACAGCGTCAATTAATTCGCGGTCGTGAATGTGCAGATCCGCCAGAATGTAATCTGCCCATTCTCCGCTTCCCCGCCGGATATTCTGTGCATGGCCTTTTTCATAGACGGCCACATCATCAGGGCCAATTAAATCGGGGGGATGGTCATTCGTCGCGGGCTTTCCCTCAAACGAAGCCAGAGCCGCATCAGAAAATACTTCCTCAGGCGAACGATACACCGTGACTAACCGTTCAGAGTCTGCTCCGTCAAGCCCTATTTCCCGGCCAAGATATTCCTGTGTACCCGTGCGGGCGATGGGCACATTGCGGCATATTAAAAAGCCCTCGCCAGTTTCTAACTGGTTAGGGCTTATCGTGTAACCATAATAGGCAAGCATAGTTTACTTCCTTTCCTGTTAATTATGTTAAATTTCCATCCCACTCATCCAGTCCACCACTTAAATCGCTATATGGACAAGCCTTGCAGATTTTTCTCGCCGCGTCAATATCTTTAATTTCAGCTAATTCTTTCGTCGATGAAATTTTAAACATTCCAGTCAAACAGCACAAAGAATCATAACATAAATCTGCGCAAATTACCCTTTTGTATGCTGGACAATAATGGTCAGCTTCATAATCCAACATTTTTCAACACCTCCATAATCTTTTCTGATTCTTCGTCAAATTCATGTTTTGACCATGCCGTTTTATATATCCATTCATCACCTTGCTTTGTGATAAGACACATTCCCTGATTACCAACAAAAAGTTGTCTTTGACCTCCCCACTGAACAAACATTGCTTTAGCATTTTTCATATATCCACGCACATCATCATCCGTAATATTTCGCTCCATCATTCGACGCATAATATGATATGGATCATGTTTTCCCTCTGGGAGAATAAATGCTTGTTTTCGTACTGGTGGAATAAGTAACCCTTTTTTAATTCCAAGTTTTTTCAGTTCATTTCCTGCATCATAGAATCGTTTATTACTCGTAGGATACTGTTCCAGATATTTTTTCAGCCCTTTTGCATAGGCAAACTTCTCAGGATAATTATACTTCATCTCCTGGAATTTTGCAAAGTCTTTCGGGACTTCATTTCCTAATACTGTCCGATATTCCTTATGCTGTTTTCTGTCCCGTATAAGTTTCTGCCGAGCCTTAACCTTATCCTGATACGCTTTTATCTGCTTCTTCGTCCTCGGGTCCCGGTTTAACGGATTCTTCTCCGGATTAGAAAAGTCTTTATCCTTCTGGATTTGCTTATCTGTTTTCCCAATGGTCGTATAGCGGACCAGGCTGTGCAAACAATTCGGATGAATGTTTAAGTATGTATTCGTCAAGTCATCCGGCCCGGCCTTATCAATCTTCCCGAAAGCCAGTGTAAGCGGCGGATAATCCGGATTCGTCCCACTCTTACTGTACACCCTTCCTTCCAGTGGTGCGCACACCGGGCAGGTGCTTCCGATTTTCACAATCTGCCATAAGTCATAATCATCAGCGGAAAGGATAGCCGCTACCTCTGCCTGCCTTGCCGTCGTCCGCACAGCCATGTTGCTGTAATCCCGCAGACTCCACTGCCTTCCTGCCTTATCGACAAAAGCAGGAATTCCTTTATTCTGCATTTCCTGAGCCATCCTAGCGCTGTTTATCATCCATCCACTGCCGGATGCCTCCTGAGATAAAACCTGCTTTAAAGCAATCTCACGAAACGGATCCGCCTCCAACCGGGCAATCGTATAAAGCTTCTGTACGCTCTTAAAGGCTCCCTCCGAAGCTTCAGTAAGTTCTCCCAAAAGATTATTGCTTAACTGCTGCACTATAGCGGTTTGAACTGTGGTAAGTGCCCTGGCATTGCGATATCCGGCGGCATCCTTCGCTGAATGATAGAAAATCGTTTCAATCATCGTCGGCACATAACTCCAGGATTCATCCACCATGGTTTGCAGGGTACGCTGTACCCTCTCTAGTGAAGCTACCTCTGCATAGTCCACAAGCCCCGCTTTGCGCTTCCGGTTAATTTCCCGGATAATCTCCCGCTCTGTCCTAAGAAACAGCATCCGCATAAAAACCGTGACATCCGCATCCTTGGGTGGTCGGATTAACTTCGGCATAAAATCACCTGCTTCACATCCGTTCCTCCTTATCCGCTTCCTCCGAAGGTTCCTCTGAAAAATCCAAACCGGCCATCGGATCCGCCATCATCCGGGAACTGGTATACGTCTTTCCCTTCCCTGCGTTTATGCTCTCATCTGATATTTTGCTGAACATACCCGTTTCATCTGCCATGGCCTGTAGTTCCTGCTGGGCCGTAGCCGAATCAATCAGGTCATTCTGATAAACCGCTAAAACAGCACTGGCCTTATGATCAGCAATTTCAGCAATCTCTTTTGCATCCGGCGTCCACATGGGCGGGAAGTCAATATCCATATCCTCCGGAATCCTTCCCCAGGCAGACAGAGCCATTACCGGCAGGAGCCGCTCAATTATCCCTCGAAGTTCTGTTTCCCGCAAGCCGTCAATGTAATCGTAGTAGTTCTGCATATCGGCTTCACCTGTTGCATTTAAGCCTGCCGGAGAACGACCAAACAGCTTGGTTACCGGAGTGCGTGCTGCCCCTGCCACATCCATCATTATTCGGTCATACACATCGGATAATCCGGTAAAAGTATACTGCGTATTGTGGATAGCCTCTCCCTTGTTGATGACACGGGTTCCGAAATTGCTTTCCATGATGGATTGTGCCGCAATCAGGTTCCAGAACCGGCGCTGCATCTCTGTGTTTGCTGTTCCCAGAAGCTGATCCAGCCCATCCGATTCCAGATAGTTAATATTGGCCCTGAAGGTCAGTGCGGCAATATTTCCTGCCACATTGTCCCGGCGTACAATTTCATTGTAGATGGCCTCGATTTCTGACTCTCCCCAGTAAGTTTCTGCGACCTGCTCCATCCATGGAAGTTCCCTCCCGACAAAGCGAATTATCCGGCTGTGATGAACTCTTGCAGCCAACCTGCCAGTTTCGTCATCCCGAATCGTATAAAAGGCGGGCAAACCAAAATCCAGGGCCAATTCTTCTTCCGGATAAATACCATTCCAACGATCCAGAATCTGCAATCCCAAAAAACTCCCTGGCATAACCGCATCCAAATCAAGAGGCTGACTTAAATCGTCCTGACCTTTAATGAGGATTACCCCGGCAGCACCCCCGTAAAGCCTCCCCCAGTACATCCCCTGAAGAAGCTTCTTTCTTACCTGTGTCTGACGTTCCAGGCTTGCCATCTGTTTCATATATTCCGGCGCAATACCGGACTTAATCTCATACCATTTCCGAATCATATCATTTGGTATCGCAGTAATGATGTTTTGGACAATCCAGTTATCCCTGTAGAGGCTGGTGAGAAGTTGGTAATTCTGCGTCATCCGGGTTATTGGGTATTCTGTAGCCTGTAATAAATCCATCGTCCCCCAGCCAATACGGGCTGCAGGATTAGAAAAAGCATCCATGGTATACACGGATGCAGGATTTCCTTTCTGCTGGTTTGTATCCGCTCTTGTTTGGCGGGATGTTTTTCTTTTGCTCATGCTGCTCCTGTCCTCCATTTCGGCAATACCGTATTGACAAAATAGCGTAAAGCATCGACTCCGTGGTCTAATTGCTTCACTGGCTTTTCCTCCCCGCGCTGCGCTGCCTTCTCATCCCATACATAGGACTGCATTTCAGCACGCAGCCCCTTACATTTACGATTTATCTTTAAACACTTCATTGCAAGCAATGTTGATACCTTTCTTATTCCATCCAGCACTTCATTATCCGCCTCCTTCACATAAAATCCTCGGTTCCTGAGTTCCAGGATGAACGAAGCCGCAGAGGGGTCAACAATAATCATGCACTGGTCTTCCGGCTCTGCTCCCATAAACTCCGCCATATCATCTGCATACTGTGCATCGGTCTTCTGTGGGTTTGCGCTTCGTCTGGCCTCTTCTGACCGACTGTCCCAGCGGTATTCCCGGTCAATCCAAATGGTTTCTCCATCATCCCATACTTCCAGAAAAACGCAGGGATTTGTTGTTCCATAATCAACCGTAATGTATTTCTGGGCAATGGACTTTAAAGCAATGGGCCGTTCTGCATCTGTGTAGTAATTCCTTCCCGTACACATAGTATAAATCAGGCCCTCTGCAGCCCTCCACAGCCCCAGAATATAGCGCTGGAAGAACACACCTGCATACATGCTTCGGTATCTGGCTTTAATCTTTTCTGACAGACTAAGATTATCTTCCATGGTAAAGTGAAGATACAATAAGCCCTTTTCCTTACATTTGTCTATCCATCCAGTCTTAAACCAGTGTGCAGGTCCTGCCGGATTGCAGTTAAACCACAGCTTACTCCCTTCTACCGAACAGCGCCCGGTTGCCTGGTTGACAAAAGATTCCGGCATCAGGGCAACCTCATCAAAAAATGCCCCGGCTGCTGTAATTCCCTGTACCAGATCCTGTGAAGATTCATCCCGTCCGCCGAACATATAGAAATAATTCGTATGTCCTTTTCGGGTCACTTCCAGCATATTTTCTGACAAGTGGTGCTTCCAGCGATAACCCCGGCTGGTCAGCATAAGCTTTAAATTTGTAAGCACATTGCGCTTAAAAGAGCCTATGGTTTTTCCGGCCATAATAAAATTTTGTCCGTCATAGGTTTTCATAGCCCAAAAAACAAAACCCAGGGACATCGCCACCGTTTTTCCTGAACGAATGGCTCCATCAGCGATAATGCCGTTCCATTCCTTTACCGGACTGCTGTCCATCCACCAGTTCATTACCTTGCGCTGTTTTTTGGAAAATGGCTTGAACTTAAATACTGGTTGTTTCTTCATCCTCACCATCTCCATATTCGCCGTCTATTTCATCTGTACCGTTTTCCCATTCCTCACTTGCCGTTGCCTTTAATGCATCCAGGAAACCATCATCCGGTAAATCTTCTCCCTCTATAATACCAGTTGCCCTGACGGCTATTTCAAGTTTTTTGCTTTCTATCTGCAGCTGAGAATCATCGAATCCAAACTTGTGCAGGGATTCAATCGCCCTTTGTTTCCTGGCCTGTACACGGGTCAGGGCTTCTTCAATATCCTGAATCTGCCCAAGCTTCCCCCTGTACTCCTTTAAGTCCGTTTCTTTACCCTTTTCCATGCCGTACTTACGGCCTACCAGCGTCATACCCTCAATCGTTTCTCCGCTAAATAAACTTTCCACAGATTCCTTTATGGCTTCTATTCGCTTTAGCATCCGTCGCTCCCGAACAGTAAGCAGCTGTATCTCCTGAAGCAGGAGGCGCTGTTTATCCACAGGTACGGCTTCAACAAGACGTTTTTCTTCATCATTCAGACAATCAAATAGGAGAGCCTCAAACTCTCCTGTCGTAACTGCGTTCTTATTTCCAGGTGGTCCAGTACCGCCGTGACTGATAGCGTTTTGATTTCCTGGCTGTGCACCCTTATTCTTTTTTGCAACGTTGCGTTTTTTATTTGCAACGTTGCAATCCCATTGGTATCTATTCTTCCAGCTTCGTACAGTTCCCTCCGGAACCCCCAGAAGCCGCGCAATTTCAACTAATTTCTTACCAGACAGGAATAGTTTTTTGGCCTGTTCTATCCTGGAATCTAGTGCTCTTGCCACGCATCACCACCTCTCATTCGTTTCGTTTTTGATTTTATTCTGACAAAAGAAAAGCACCCGTCACTCGACAGGCGCTTTTCAAACAAGGGGGTACAATATCATGACTTGTAAAATAGCGGGAGCCGGATTTGAACCGCCATCCGCCAACCTGATACTCTAATTGTATTATAAAACGAAAAAAGCGAAAAATCCGAAAAAATGTCATTGAACTTCTACTTTTTTTAAATATGCATCCCTGATACATACCCTCGGGTAATCCTCATTCTGCGGAACTCCCATCTTTTTTGCAATCTTTTTCCAGCTTAGTCTTTCTATGTACCACATTCTGAAGACCCAACGTGTCTGTATATCTTCAATCGCTTCTATCCATTCTCTGACTTCCTTCTGCTCCTGCCGTTTTCTTATCAGGAGGTCATGCTTGCGGCAATACTTGTCCCACTCAAAGCCGGAAACTCCCTGTGGAATTGGATATCCTGTTCGATAATCCAGGATTGTACTAATCCCCATACCCTTATCCGTTTCCTCCATCTCCCGAAGTTCTGCTTCCAGGCAGATAATCTCCGCACTTAATTTATTACGGAACCTGTCTAGCCTGTCCTTAGTCATCCTCTGCACCGGCATCCCCTCCCTTCTTCATAAACCTTTTACAATTCCTTTAGAAAACCAACACAGTTTTGACACAATTTGACGCTATCCTGTTACCATGAGCAAGGCAAACAGCCTTTTTACATAGATTCTTTTTCAATTACCTCCTTTCTTTGAGCAGCCGCAGGGCTGCTTTTTTATGACCTGCGGCTGTAAAATTTCTGACCTGCCTATCCGGATGACTATACCATCTTTATTGGTTTCGACGGCAAATACTATGGTATGTTTCTGCATCGCTTCTCCTTTCTTAAATCTCAGTTTAATGCAAAGCGCCAATGGGTTGGGGTATAATACACATACATGCTTCCATCAGGAATAAACCATAATCTTCCTTTTCGAAATAATTTTTGCACATTCCTGCAACCTTTACCATCATCGATTTTGGTTTCTACAACCGTTCCTTCAGGTGGTAATTTTTTCGATGCGCAAATCCACTTCATTTTCCCATACACTCTTCCCAACTAATCATAAAATACAAATCATTAAACTGGCTTCCTGCTTCGACTTTATACCCCAGCCTTTCCAATTCCCGCTTTGTTGATTCCTGAAGATTCCCTTCTTCATAAACCGAATACTTTCCTTCCTGGGCCGCATCGGAAACTATTTTGTTAATTCTATCCAATTCTTTGCTGGCATAACGATCCGCCCATTGCTTTGCTTCTTTTGCGCTTATCATGGGATTCTCCTCTCCATCTTTTCTGCCTTCATTTCCTGCCGCTTGTTCATTCTTTTCTCCTTTCTTAAATCTCAGTTTGGGTAATTCGTCGGGATTGTCGAAAATGTTGCCGATAACTTTTGCATCATCCATTTTGGTAAAATCCAATTGTCCATAATAAAACATATTTCTGCCATTTTTTAATTTTCTTCCCACTCCCAAAGTCCCTGCCTTCCCCTCGCTGGTATTGGCTCTGGCAGTTTCTTTACGTTTACAAGTTTCCAGGCATACCTTCCCAAAGTATAATCCCCTAAAGCTATTTCATCTTCTGTTAAGGTGGAGATATACTCCGGTGTAATCCGGATGCAGTCCGACAATTCTGCTGTAGCCAAAATTACCCCTGACGGAAAGACCTTCGGCCCGTTAAATACTCCATGCAGTTCCATTCTTCGGCAAATTACTTCTTTTGCTTCTAATTCCGCATACCTTGCCCATCCAATCTGTATCGCCAGCTGGGCCGCATGAATGGCAATAGGCCCGCGATACTTTGTATACCAACTTCGTGTTTCGTTTTCTTTTATTCCTTCAGCAACTGCCCCAGCCCAGGGCTGCCATATCGTAATTGCTTTCAATGTATCTTCCTCTCTCCTTTCTTATCGCCGCTGCATCGCCACTTCCGCATAGTCTACGCTTCTTCCGTTCTCCAAAAGCACAATAAAGGAAAATTTTTTCTTAATCCTGCTTTTCTCCCATCGGCCTCTTCCTTCTTTACCCTGCTTTCCTTTTACCTCCTCCCGCCAGTGATTAAATACCCGGATAGTATCGCCTACCTTACAATTTAACCGGGCATCCAGCCATTCTTTTTCGGTTACAGGCATCCCAAAACCCTCCTTTCGTTTCCGCTTAGCTTTCCTTGTGCAGCTTCTCTAAGATGATCACCAGCTTCGTTGCCTTTCGATAAACTTCTTCAAGGTTCCAGTTCTCCATGGCCGTATCCTCATACAGCTTATCAATTAAGGCTTTCGCTTCCCTCCACTCTTTTTCTTCCACTTCACTTCCGTCATGGCACTTTATGTAGGCTGTTGGTGTATAACCTTCGGGCAAAAGTTCCGGATAATCCTCTACTTCCATCTGTCTTTCTTCGCCTTTTTCCTCCTCTGCTATTGTCTGCCTTTTCTCGCTCTGGGGTTCTTTCGCTTTCTTATCCGTTATCACCGGGTCAGGTACAGAACTTTCGCTTCTTTCCCCGGCTTGTGCTCCTTGTTCTCTCTCATCCGTTTCTTGCACCGGTGCAAGATTCTCCTTTTGGGATTCTTTTTGCCCCTCCTGCTCCCGTTTTTGTTTTTCCTCTTCTCCCTCCTGCATCCGGATGCTCTCTATAAGTTCTGCACATTCTTTCAGGGTATAAGTTTCCTTTTCGTTGGTTCTAAGATTTAAAAGTTCTAACGGAGAATACTTTCCCTTGATGGTCAGCATAAACTTTCCCTCTCCCTTAATCCTGGCCATCTTTGCGGCAATCCCGGTCGGAGCCAGAAAGTCCATCACCCAGTTTATTTTGACTTCCTCTTCACCCTCCTTTTCTTCTTCCCCCTCTTTTCCTTTGCTGCCGGGCATCGATTTCTTTGCCCGGCTCCACTCCTCTTTATTCTCCTGGATGTAGACCAACAGCCATTTTTCCAGGCTGCTTTTTCCTTCGTTTTCACCCTCTTTTTCTTCAAGCATTACTTCCAGGTCGGTAATCTCCTGTTCCTTTCTTATTTCCCGCTTCACTTCCTGGATTTCCGTCTTACTCAGTTCCGGCGGAAGGGCTTCTACCACTTCATCCGAAAGGGTAAGCATCTCCGCAAGTTTGGCCATACCGTAGCCCTGGAAGCGCTCCTGTAAGTACGGGGAATAACCGTCTTTGGAATACCGCTTATTAATCGCAATATAGCGGGATACATAGGTTTCCGTAAGCCCATACTCTCCTTCAGCAAAGGCAACGACCGTCGGATATCCGGAATCTCTTAGGATTTCCGTATCCCTTGCTTTCCGGAGAAGATAACCTAACCGGACAAATCCTTCGGCCTGGTTTAAGACCTCACGGTCGGTTGCTGCCTTAAATTCCTTGTATGTACAGATGTTTATCAGTTCTTCCATAACCTTTTTCTCTCCTTTTATCGGCTCCTTCTTTATCCGTTTCTTTGTTCTGTGCCGATTATCCTGGTTCTACGTTGCCGCCTCCATAAAGTCTTCCATCAATCCTTCCAATACCCTAAGGTTATTCTTTCGGCGCAGCTCATCCAGATTCTTTTGACGCTTGATGGCACTCTCTCTGGCAAGCTGCTTATCTGTGTCTTTCATCCTCTGCTTAATGACCTTCTGCCACTCTCTTAAGAAACCCCTGATTTCTTCAATCCCTGGCTCCTCGTCGTACATGGAACGATGCTGGCGGATAGTCCCTCCCGGCTCTACTTCGATGGTATAGAACGGCACATCCGGTTCACTCTTTTTTCGCAGGAAACAGATATAGGTTTCATTATCCCTTATCCGTTCAAAGTAGCGCTCCGTGGCTCCGGCGCAGTGATGCAGGGCACGGCCCTCGGTGACGATATCGATAAGGCGTTCCGGAACGATAATCTTATAGGTTTCATTTTCATGGGTGAACTTTTCCTTTATTCTTTGAAGGTTCTCCTCTGCTCCGGGGAATTTCTCTGCCATCTTCTTTGCAAAGGCTTTCTGCTCTTCTTTATCCCTTTCCATAGCTTCTAACATCTGCTGCTTACGGATTTCTTCCACCATTTCATCATGCCGGCGCTTTAACTGCCTGGGGCGATAGAGCATTTCATCCTTTGTATCCTTACCTTCCTTTTCGCACATGGACAGATAATCCTTCCACTGGTTAATTACCTCCCAGGGCTTCATGCCTGTGTACTCCCCGGCCTGCTGCTTTTTGATGTAGTTCATAGCCTGGCAGGGGGACATCCGGTCGGTGATAAAGGCCAGATTCCTGCTTTCTATCTGCTCCTTTTCCAGCCAGTCTAAGGTTATATCATTTAGCTGCATCTGATTTTTATCTGCCCAGCGCATCCAGTCTACCAGAAGTTCCCCGCCGTCCCTCTGCCGAATCCGGTTGATTTTCTGCTTATCCTCGATTCGGAATACTTCCTTTTCGGTATGGCCGGCAGAATCTAATACACCCCAGTATTCTCCGCTCCAACGAACGATTTGCCTTGTGCTTTCTTTAAGAAGGCGGTAAAACCTTCCCTTCAGCAGATACTCCATCATGCCGGTTAAACCCTTTCCGGAAGCTGCCATCATTCGGTTATAGTCCAGAGCAAGTCCGGCTTTCGCCATGGCTTCAAACACCCGGGTCCATTCTTCATAACGTGTGTTTGCTAAGGCAGAGGCAATGCCTTCCGGGTATAAAAAGGTTTCCTTCGTCAGACGATTGGCAGGGTTTTTCTTATCATCAAAAATTTCCTCATCCTCTTCTTGGCAGGAAGCGTAATTCTCCCTGGGACGCTGGTTATAGTATATCTTCGGTGCAGCATCCGGCTTGTGGGGCAGAATAAGGCGGACGGCTTCCGAAAGGGAAAGATGCTTTCCTCCGCTCCAGGTAACATGTACATCAAAGTGACGGGCAATGCTTTTTTCTTCATCCATCTTCTGCAGAAACATCACCGAAAAGTTGGCCTTAGGTTCTCCGCGATTCTTTGCGATAAGGTTCTTTTTACACCCGGGGCAGACAACCTGGTCATTATGACGGATTTTGGTCACTTTCCGTTCTCCCATCGCCTTAAGAACTTCTTCCGATGTGCTTGTCTTCATGCAGAGGCTGCAAAACCATGTATCGGTTTCCTTTCGGTAGAACAGATAATCCGGACCTTGGGTTTGTTCAGGCATCCAGGAAAAGGCTTCGGGGGGAAGGTCAGGCACCGCAAGCATCGCTTCACGAATCCTTTCTTTCCTGCGCTTCTCCCGGTTTTCCCGCCTTTCGCTTAAGTAATTACCCTCCCGCCAGTGTATCTCCCAGAAAATATCCCGCTTATTTTCTTTGGTTAAAGACAGCATCCGGGCGGCAAGCTGTTCATCTTTCTTGCGGTAAAAAGGAATGGTGATAAACCAGCCCGACCAGCCAAGGCAATTTCCTGTACACAGGCTTTCCAGCTTACACTGACTCCACGCACCGCTCTGTACCAGATAGGATGCATACTCTCCGCTCTTTGTGTTCAGGCAATAGCGCCCGATAAGCTTTTCATCCTCCCAATAATTCATGATCAGAATTCTTTCCAGGGACTGAACGGTAAAGACCTTTCCTTCCGTCTTGGGACGTGTTGGTTTCAGGCTTAAGATTTCTTTTCTTCTCATCTTAGTAAACCTCCTTAAGCTGCCGGTTTTCATCCAGGGTGTACCAGGTATCCGGCTTTCCCCAGACAGCCTTTCCTTTGCGTTTTTCTCCCGGGCCGGGGATGATAAAAAGCTTCGTTGTCTTAATCTGTCCGTCCCTTTCCACCACCAGACCAAGAACCGCTCCGGCACTTCCCCGCACCCTGGGGTTTTCCCCGCGGGCAATGGCGATGGCTCCTTTCTTATCGGCTTGGGCCACATCCCTCCTTACTTCCAGCATACGGCCGGTTTTCTCCCAGTCCCGCAGAGGATGTTTGACCATGTAGACCAGCGCATGATAAACCAGAGCAGGGATGCTTAATTCTTCCACCAGCCGGATCTGCGTACAGGAAATCTTGGCATCCTTCCCGTCCTCATCGATACTCCCTCCGGCTTCCACGATATAGTAACGGTTTCCTCCTCCCAAGGCATACCAGTCCAGACACTCTAAGGGATTTTCCGTACAATGAAATCCTGTTCTTGCACACTTTGACTTGTCTGCGGTATAAAGAACCCCTGGCTCATACCGGAAAATCCTTTCGCCTCGGATACAGGTTAAATCTTTGGTAAAGCCCTTAAATGCCAGCATCGCCGTTTCCCTCCTTCCCGTTCAGATAATAGTCGGTAATAATCTGTCTGGCCCGGCCCATTCCGGGAATGCCAAGGCTTACCTGACCGGAAACATTGGCCTGTCTTAAAATATCCCTGTCTACCGGCTTTGCATTCTTAAAACTCCAGGTCAGCAGAGCGGCGATGCAGCCTTTTAAACTCTTTTCTTTGCTCCGGACAGCAAGAGCCATCGGTGAAGACTCCATGCAGCGCATCCGAATGTACTCCAGCCAGTCTGCCATGATTTCATAGGGGGTAAGCTTCTCGGCTTCCACCGCAAGCTTTCCGAAGGCCGCAGTTAATGGGGTTACCAGGGCATCGGTGTCATCGTTGATATAATCCAGGGCATCCTCCTGGTCAATGCCGTTTTCCTTGGCCAGCAGGTAAATCGCTCTATGGTCGCCTTCGGCTTTCTGAGCCGCTGCAGCCCGGTTGATTTCTTCCCACGAATCAAATTCTCCAAATTTGTCAAACATTGTTTTTTCTTCCTTTCTGGTATTCTTAAAATCTGTCCTTTACTGCAAAATGGTTCACTTACTCCTTTTGTGAAACGGCAGGATTTTATCCCCTGTGCTTTCGGCAAAACTCCCGCAATAGCTGTAGCCGTCAGCTGCAAGATTTTCCGGAAGAAGTCTTTCTCCTTCCTGCACCGGTGCAAGGTTTTTCTCTTCTTTGCCCAGAGCAAAACACATCAGGTTCTCATCCTCGAAAATCCAGAGATCGCCCATCCGGTATACCCGCACCTGCTCTATCCGCTTGCCGGACAGCTTGTTCATTGGCTTTCCCCGAAGCTTTAGGCGGATAAAGAAGTTCCGGTCTTCCACTTCCCTTTCGGTCATGGGGATTGCCTTAAACCCGCCTTTGCCCCGATCCACACGGTAGCCTGCCAGTTTCTCTGCACTTCTCTTTTCGCTCATCCGCTGCCCTCCTCCATCATCCTTGCCTTAAGCTTTTTCTGCATCAGGTCATCGTAGCTGATTGTGCTTTGTGTGAAGTTTTGAAAGGCGTTTTTGGATTTTGACGGCACGGGCTTTTTGTAGTTTTCCGGGAGATACTGCTCAAAAACAAAGTCCCGAAGGAAGTTCTCGGCATTTTTGATATACTCCCTGGGTGTACCTAAAATCCTGCACGAATCGGCGTAATTCTGGGCGCACTTAACCAGACGCTCTTCGGTTACCGCTCCGGTCAGCAAAAGGGCTGCATACTCCCGTTCCGTCAAAAAGCGATTGCTGGCTTTGGGGTAAGCCGACAAAAACACACCAAGCTGCCCTATGGGGGATATAGGGGGTTTATCTTTTTTGTTTTGTTTTTGTTTATGTTTTTGTTTATCTAATGGCGTACTATTTTGCACACCAACTTGCTTACCAACTTGCGTACTATCTTGCTTACTATCTTGCGTACTATTTGCTATAGTTCTTTCCGCTTGCGTACTATCTTGCTTACTTTTTTGCTTACTATTTGCTATAATAAGCTTATACAGGGTTGCCTTCGTTCCCCGTTCTTTAAAATCAATTAAACCTTTTTGCTTCAATTCATTTCTCGCCTTCAGTATTCCTGACCTTGATAGTCCTGTCAGTACGGAAAGCACCTGATTTGGCGCTTGAAACCACTCTGTCCAGTTGCTTTTGTTGCATACATGCAGTAACGCAAAGTATAACGACACCTGCCCTGTTGACAACGGGTTTGTCGTGGCCCAATCCCAGAATGCATTGATTATGGTAAGGTAGTTCATGCAGGTCATCACCTGCCTTTCTTTATTTCATTTTTTAACTAATTTCCTCCAAAGCTTCCACAATAGCTGTAACCATCCGCTGCAAGAGTTGCCGAAAGAAGGGATGGAATTATCCCGGAAGAGGCCATGGAACTGTCCTTTTCCTGCCTTGCTTCTTTTTCCTGCCCTGCTTCTTGCACCGGTGCAACTTTTTCTTCCTGTTTATCCTTTTCTTCTTTGCTGTGCCAGGGTGTTCCTTTCGGATTGTAGTCATCCGGCGGGATAAGTGCAGGGTTAAGGGGTTTTTCCGGGTCAGGAGGCTTATCCGGCGCAGGAGCAGGGGAATCATCTTTTCCTGCCTTGCTCGGTTTTGCCGTCAACTTATTCATGGCGTCTTTATATTCCTCAAAGCTTAATTCCTGAATGCTGCACTTCCTGTAGTTTCGCAGCAGTGAATTTACCCCGATTCCTGTTCGTTTTAACTCCTTCCATAAAGAATTGACATAGCGTTCCTCTAAAGCAGGCGGGCTAACCCTTGTGGTTCTTTGCTTTAAAGGGTGCTGTTGTGCATATGAGGCAGGTGCAGAAGCATAATTCTTACCATTCTGGTCTTTATCCCAGTAAACATCCGCCCCGATGCCCAACTGCTTGCAGGCAACGGATAATGCGTCGGTCGTTGCCATCTTATAGCACTCATCAGAAACATTAAGTCCTTTATTTTCCTTGGAAATCAGCTTCCCACCTCCTGTCCCGTGAATTGGTTTGCTCCATTCGTCGCCAAACTTCACATACAATTCAATATCTACAAAAACAACAAGTTCCTCCCCTGCGGTTTCCACCCATTTCTTTACCGGAATATAATACCAGCCCTGACCACAGGGGCCGAACTGCTCTGTTAATACCTTAATCCGCCACATAGGTTCAATGCTGGTCTTCCCGTTCATCCGCCCGCCATTAATACGGTTTCTGGCCGCATCGGGAACCGACCGAACCTCGTTATACAGCGCAAGATTTTCTTCCTTTTTCATCTTTCTTCACGCCCTTTCTGTGCTTATTTATCCGTACACAGGGCGAGATAAACCAGGCCCCTTCTTCATCTGAAGGGACAAACAAAAGAACTTATTCTTTTTATAAAACTTTCGCTTTGCCTATTGACTTTTGGGTGGTTATCCTCCATAATAGGCTTAGTTCTTTTCTGGTATTTATTGAACCCCGGCAGTTCCCGCTGCCAGGGTTCGCTTTCTATCCCGCCTTGTGTCCTGCTTGTGTTTCGGTATGGCTTCCTGAGTGCTTAGGCCCTAACCTACAGCACCGAGAAAACAAGAAATACGCTAAACACCACCACCGTGAAAAGCAGCACAAGCAGCGGGTGAAGCTTGTCCAACTGCTTTTTAAAACGCAGTCTTCGGTAATAGCGAAGCTGCTTGCGGCAGTGCCGGATTTGAGCGTTGCAGTAACGGATATGCTGCCGGGCATACTCCTCAGAGCGCTTCGGGTTTGCCTTAAGCGGCATGTACTCTAAGTGTCCGTGAATCATCTTAATTTCCTCCTTCCTGAAATTTCCCTAAACAACAAATTTCCCATGAGCATATTTAAGTTCATCCCTGCCAATATCCAAATAGATTTGTGTTGTTGCAATCTGTTCATGCCCCAGCATCATGCTTACCTGTTCAATCGGCATCCCCCGCCGCAAGGCCAGTGTTGCGCAGGTTCTTCTGAACTTATGCGCATTACACTTAACTGTTAATCCGGCTCTCTTTCCCAGCGTGTTAGTTATGTTGCTTGGAGATTCCCGATCAAGATGCCGTTCTTTGTGAACATACTGGGGAAATTTCCACCAACTATATCCTTTTCCTTTCCCCTTCTCATAAATAAATCCATCTACCGAACTGGCGAACAGGTATGGGTTGTCATCTTTTCGCAGCTTCATGTACTTATTAACGGCCATCACTGCCCGGGCGTTCAGATACACATACCGATCCTTTTCCCCTTTTCCATGTACCAGTATCTGTTTCTGCACGTAATCAATATCTTCCCGTTTTATCCCTACAAGTTCGGACACCCTGCATCCGGTTGACAAAAGCAGTTCCAGTATGGCTGCTTCCCGTTCATCCGCAGCAGCATCCCGAAGTTGTTCAATCTCAAACTCGGTAAAAGCTTCTTTATGTGTTTTCTCTGCTTTTATCCGATCTACCCTGGCTACGGGGTTTTTCTTTACCAATTCTTCTGTTATCAAATACTGAAAAAAGGTTCTTAAGCACCGCAGTTCATTATCTGCAGTTACCTTCGTCACTTTATCTACAGCCATCCTTTTTGCCAGATAAAGACGAATATCATCTGCGCAAATATCATCTACGGTCTTCCCTATCTGCTGCAGTATTCCGGTAAGTTCTTTCTGATAATAGCCGACGGTTCTCTGTGTGCATCCTTTTACCATTTTTGCTACAATGAACTTTTTCAGCAGATACTCATTTCTGTCCTCTTCCAACAAGGCTATCTCCGTTGTCCTTGAGGTAATCTCATAAGCAGATAAAAGAATATAAAGCCTGTCCTTTATCTCTGCCGTACATCCCTGTTCCAGCAAAAGCAGAGATAATTCCTGATATAATTCTTCCCGGCAGTCCTTGTTGCCCATCATTTATCACTTCTTTCTTTTCTATTTTTACAAAAGCAGCCCTGCTTTTTTCGGGGTAATGAATACCCGTTCTTTCGGATAAGCTTTTAAGCTGGTAAGCGGTTCGGTAAGCGTATTCCCCTGTACAACAATCCCATCAACCCCATATAAACTTAACTGGACATAGGTCATATAAACGCAGTTCCAGTCCAGATCCTGAGCAACAACCTTCATACAGTTTTGATAATTTATTCCCCGCTCCTTAAGTGCCCGGGCCGCTGCAATCACCATTCCCCCGCTTCCTGCGCTGGGTTCATTAAAATACAGGGGGTGCGCTTCATTAACATCCTGCTCCCGAACGGTAAGCTGCGCACAGGCTAACGAAACATGAAACGGGGTAAAGAACTGCCCTGTGTTTTTATTTCCACAGCCCGCTTCCATATAGATTGCCCCCAGAACATCTTCCATCTCCCCTTCTTCTAACTGGATGCTGAACATTCCGGACATCTCTGCCAGCAGCTTCTGTTCATCATGGCTGTATTTTTCCATAATATTATGATAATGTTTTTCTCTGTCCTGCCAGACTTTTCCCTGAAAGATTGTGCACCCATTCTGAATCGCAAGCGCTATACAGGTCACCCAGTCCATAAATACTGTGTACTGACTGTATCGCCCTGAAAACTTCTGCATGGCCTTGATAATCTCTTTTTTCCAATCCATGCTTCACTTTACCCTCCTTCCTGCATCAGCCGATGCATTAATTCAACATCTTCCAGACTCATCCTCCCGTCATACACGTAAGGGTCAAAGTCTTCATCCGGATCATACACACCTGCAAAGGGCATCCCCACCGAATGGGCGGCTTCCCTGGCCTTCTCCAGCATCGCTTCAAACTCCCCTGGTTCATGGGACTTCATAAAGGATGGAATGTCATCATAGCGGTTCTCATAATGACAGCGCACACCGAAAACCATCTCCGATATGCTCATATCTTCGCGGAAGTAATTGCCATAATAGCCATTAACAATCACTGCTCCGGCATCCATACTGCAGATTTCTTCCAGCCGGGCCTTGTCCTTTACGGAAAGCCGTTCCTCCGAATCCAGATAGAAATACTCTCCGTTCCACGACCGGCCTTCCTTCCAGAACGCCACCCAGGCGATTCCGTCACGCAGTTCATCCTTGAACTGACTTACAATGTATCGCAAGCTTGCCACGGTCTAAACCTCCTTTCCCAGCTTTAACAGCTTCACTACTATGCAGAAAAACACGAAAATCAATAAGTACTCTCCACCATAAGCGACGTATCCTCGCTGTTGGAATGCCCATGAAATCACCCACCGGCTAAACAGATAGGTTGCAAGTACTGCACAGGATAACTTTGCCACAAACCGCAGCAGCTTTTTATCCGATTCCTCCTCCGGCTTTACCCTCTGGCAGAGCAGGTACAGCTTTACCTGGGAATCCTCGGTAAAGCAAGGGTACTCGGTAAACAGGTGAAGCTTTCTCCTGCCCTTTACCAGACCTCTTTCCAAAGCAAGGAAAGCAGGCTTTTTGAGAACCAGCAACCGGCAGGATGTGCTTTGTTTCTTTCGTTTAAGCATTGTCTAAGCTTTCCTTTCTGGTCTTAATTTCTTGTATTGCTTCTCTCTAAAATTCATTTATTTTTACCTCTCTCCCCAATACTAGGCTTGCAGCCTGCATGGGAGAAAAGTGCAGCACCGGAGCTATGACCTGGATTTCGTTCAGGTTAAATCCGCCTATCCGGTTCTTTTTGCGGCCTACGGTTTCCGGTCGCACGTTTAACAGCTTTGCGAGTTGCTTGTCCGTAATATCGTAGCGCTCCTGACTTGCGCAGATAATCGCTCGGACAAGCTTGGCTCTCTGCATTGCTTCATTCGGCGGTAATTTTGCCATCTTCTACCTCCTTCTTTGATTTGGTTGATGTGCCTAGCCAAAGTTTAGCAACTTATTCCTTATGTTTATCTACTTTTTGTAGAATAACAGGGTAAAAAAATATAGTCTTGAGGAATTCCATAAAGCCTAGACATCATTTCTATTTCTGGAATTCCAGGGATAACTTTGCCCTTTTCCCAGTTAACTACTGTAGTTTTACTCACTTTCATAGCCTTTGCAGTATCTTCTTGCGTCATTTCTGCATTTACTCTTGCTGCTGCTAGGCTAATCTGAAATTCCGCCAACGTTTG